TTCATTTCTGGAAAGTCTGTATCAGCGGATTGATGAAAGAGGCCCTTAGTTCTAAAGTGCTTGGCGGTCTTAATTTTACCAAGTATGTCTGAACTAGTTCCATCAACATAAGCCGAAACAGCTCCTGCCTCATATGCACTAAAGAAGTACATCTTACTTGTGGCTTCAATAGCTGTTGCCATAGCAAGGACAAAAGTTTCTGAATGATCATCTGCTGAGATAAAGTAAAAGTCGTTATCCTCAGCTTCGATTGCCACTAGGACTTGCGGAGCTGTTTCTGTAGAGGCGTATGTATCAGCAATATTGGTAGATATGTTACTAAAGTAAACTAAAGCTGAACCATCGGCTGCAATAGATATTACTTCATCTGTTGCAGAGATAGTTATATTACCGTCGATATCAGTATTAGCTTCTATTGCTGAAACTATCTCGGCGGCAACAGCATTAGCGTTAGCCCCTGACACTGAAACAGCTACAGAGAATATATCTGTACCATCTTTTACAAAGACGGTAAGAGACCCTGTGGTTGAGCCGTCTGCTACTGTAAGAGTGGTGTCAGAGTCCCTACGACCAACCTTAATAACCGCTGGACGGGGACTAGTACCAAAACCACTTTGCAAGGCTTTGTAAGCTTTAGAAGTAGTTGGTAAATCTACAGCCGCATCTTGCAAAGAAGAATAGGCTCTTACACGTTCTGGGAAATAATTGTGAGAACTTACGAACAAGGGAGTTCCAAACCCCACTGACGTTAAGCTAGCGTTTTGTAGTGCTATATTAACTGTACTTATATTTTTATATGTCATTTATTTAAACTCCTGAGTTTATGGGACATTTGTTTCTATATTAATTGGAGACTCTTCTTGATCATAATCATCATAGGAGCTACCATCCATTTCTAATTTCTCTATTATCTCTATAGTGTTATCAACTACTAATGATTCCATTCCAAATTCATAAATACTCCTAGCATTCTCTCTAAAGTCTGTCTCCATCTTAGATGAGTTTCTGACAATATTCTGAATGTTTGTAAGTTCAGCATTAGTTATATTCTCACTTAGAGAGACACTTCCTTGGGATGAGAACATTCTTGTATTTAACTCCGAAGCAATACTAATCGCATTATCGGCAACACCCCCCATAACCTCTACAGTAAATGTAGAGACATATTCTACAATAGTCACCTCATCATCGTTATCATTTAAATACCTATCTTTGATATCCCTACCTAGTGGTATAGCGGTGATGTAGCTAACTAAGATGTAAGGAAATTTAGGTTCCAGTACCGCCTGTCTTTTAACTAGGACAGAGGGGACTTGAGTATTTCCTTCACCTTTTAATGTAGATAATCTACTTCCTACTAGCTCAGTGATCACTCTACATAACCCCCTCTCAACTGAATCTATGTCTAAGCTCATATTTTATCTTTCCTTAGTAGGATGTACCTGTAGTGGTCTGAAGATAGTCCATAATGTGTCCAATCAGCGTCCGCGTATATTTCATACCTAAGGCCCTTTATAATAGTCTCATCTGAGGTTGTTTGTAGGATATCGTCAGAGACTTTTAATTTAGCTTTGGTGTAGAGTTTATAAGTAGCCCTTGCCCTAATTGATTCCTCAAGTCTGAGCTTTTCCCTACCACTACCTAAGGGTTGTAGACTTCCTCTTATAAGGACTTCCTCTTCTGTAGAGTCCTCTATAAATTTTCCATCTTTTAAGTAACCCTCTGACACTTCTTTTCTCAGCATGGTTAAGGGTGTTCTATCTAATAATCCCATTAGTAAGCTCCATATCTTATTGTGTTATCTGAAGTATTCTTCCATGCCCAAGAGCCTTTTAAATAGCCCTGATAGATTAACGGGGAGTCACCATCTTTAAAATCAGCCCAACTTGGTGAGTTACTTGGGTTGTTTTGGCTAGGAACACCAAACAGGCTCTTTGCATACTGGGTTAAATCTGAACCTATATTGTCTAGGTTTCTATTAAGTGGTTTACTCTCATAGAGATAGTTTTTTATTGATTGATTAATAACTCTAGTAAACATATTCCCAACTCTTAAGTTTGAGGCTATGTCTGGTAACAAACTTCTTTGCGGGAAAGTTATACTTAAATGATTGGCTAGGTCAGCATAGCTCATTTCCGCTGTAGGGTGTTCCCCTGACTCTTGAAAGTGTCCAGTTTGTAGCTTAGTCATTCCTAGCTTGATTATTCTTTTTCTAAGCTTTTCCATTTTCTTGCTAGATAATACAACCCTCCCCTTAAAAGCCATTACTCTCTCCTTTCTACAAAAATTGAGAACTCATTGTAGTCAGAATCAGATGGGAGGCTAATTATATTATTATCAGAGTTATTCTTTCTTTCTGTAACATCCGAGTTAGAGATACCCCCTGCAAAGGGGACTGGACTTCTTATACCCGATATGTCTGGGTCACTAATAAAGGATTTTAACCACTTGAGGTAATTGTCGAACTGCTGATTACCGTAGATCTCTACTTGGTCAACTACCTCCCTAGTGTTACCAGTAAACCTAGCAAGAATGGCTTTAGCACACTCAATTGAGGCTAGGACTTCATTCTTGTTAAGTGTGATGTAAAAGTGAGCGTACCACTTGTCATCTAAATATTCGTTGTCATTGCTAGTGTCACCAACTTTAAGTCTTATCCTATCTAGCGGGTTTTTAGGATCATTTGAAAACATTTGTATCTCCTAAAATCAAAAAAGGGGCATGAAGCCCCTTTTAATTTTTATCACTCTTAGTTAGAAGAGATGATGTTTACAATTGACTGTGGCTTAGTACAGAAGTACAATTTAGCCATTTCCAACTCTAGGTCCATATACTCACCCTTAGGGTCAACATACTCGTAGGCGAACATTGGCTGACCTACTTGGTTAGCTCCTGCAAGCTTGTTAGAAGGACCGTTATAGCCTCGGAACAAGTCACGTACCCCGCGAGCTACTGCCTTACCAGTTGAAGCCTCAAATGACTTCTCAGTGGTTCCATCTGGCATGTTAAATACTGCATCGTAGGAGATGAAACGAACGCCTCTATGCTCAACAACATCTGAGATGCCCCAAGTCATATAGTTAGACAAGTCATCACGTAGACGCTGATTGCCAGAGTTCTGATACTGGTTGTACACCTCACGGAAGCGAGGGTGGTTTATCAACTTATCAAAGAACTCAGAGTCAACGAAGAAATCTACTCCTTGAATAGCACCACCTGTCTTTACAGTAGAGGCAATGTGACGTTTAACCTCATTGATCTTCTTATCAATATCAGTGGTGGCTGTACCTAGGGCAAAGTCAACCTCAAAAGGGCTAATGTTAAAAACACTATACATGTTAGCAACAACTGCACCATCTGGGGTTTTCATAATACCTTTCATAGCCTGTAACTGCATGTACTCGTCAGTCTGATCAGCGGCTAGCCTCATGTCTGTCAATTTCTCAACACGTACACGGTTTAAACTTTCTGCTGTATCACCATTTCCATTCGGAGCACGAATACCCTGAATATCTTCTGGAGTAATAACATCAGAGTGCTTAAAATAGCTAAGACTTAAAGCAAATGTTTCTAGCTTACGATCTTTGCCAACTGTAGGTTGACGATCTCTACGACTAGTCTGTGGTAACAGAGTTATATCGTGGGTGTTCTTATCAAATACGATTGCAGTTTGAGATGTACCTTTGGTGGCGAAAAGATTTAGAGACTTAATAAAACCATATTGGTTCTCAATCTCGTTAATCTCTTCAGTCCATTCCGTCATCTTGTTTGCATTTAGAATATCGCGTACTACTGCCATTTTTTATCTTCCTTATAATCTGTTAATTAAACTTGTTTACGAACTACGATACCCAGACCCGCTAATACTGCGTATAGAGCAGTTTTCTCAGCGGCGGTGTTTATGTCTGCATTGTAGTTTAGAGCAGTGTCAGCTACTACAGCCGCACCACGTACTAGAACTGCTACGTCAACGTTAGCTGTGCCTGATGCTGGTCTTAACTTAACTGCTTCTGTGTCAATTAAGATTGCAACTACGTCTGCTACGTTGGCTTGAGCCGCTAACTTCAGGTTAGCTCCATCGGCATACAACACATCACCGATGTCAGAAGTAGCTGTTAAAGTCATTGAGCGAGTCTCACGGCAATAGCCAAAATCCTTACCCTGTTCCATTTTTAACAAATTACCTAACTTGTCTTCTCTTGTTGCTAATAGTGTCATAATTTATTCCTTATGCTTTTTGCTTTTTGATTAAGTTCATTACGCCTGTAAGTTCTTTTGCGTCAGGGTCTGCATCTCCAGATACCCCAGCTTCATTGAAATCCTCAGACTGCTCCTCAACTAATGCTTGAGACTTGTACGTAGACAACACTGCTTTGAAAGAGGCGTCATCTAATTGTGAGAAAGCTGAAAATACAGCTTCCACTGCATCAACAGAAAGATACTCAGAGAGAGATGCTTTACGTGACTCTAACTTATCACTCTCCGCTTTCTTATTAAGTTGTTCTAGGGAGGCTGTAGCTACACCTAGCTTAGTTGACAACTCAGCCTGAGTTGCTAAGGCTGATGCTAGCTCAGCTTCTAGTGCTGTTTGGCTTACCACTGATGCGTCTAGTTGTGCTTGTAAAGCTGTTGCTTGCTCTGTAGTCATTTCATTTTCTTCCTGTATGGTTGCTAAATTCTTATCTTTAGAATTTGTAAATATATTCAAAGGCACTGATTGGTTTCCTTCATCATTGAGTGTTTCTAAATAGCTAAAAAATGTGTCATGATCCATGATCTTGTCGATAAACCCTGTCTCAAGAGCTTTCTTAGAACTGTACACTTTAGCCTCTGTCTTGTTAACATCCTCTAAAGACATATCCCTGTAACCTGCTACGTGTGAGGCAAACTCAGTGTGTAGCTCATCAACTTGGGATTGAATATCTGCTAGAAAATCCTCTTTAAAATCCCCCTCAGAATCGAAGGGTACTTTAGATTTGGCAGATGTAATGTAGCTAGTCTTGTAACCTTTTTCTTTTTGGGCTACACTGTCATTCACTAGCTTCACTACTACACCTACACTACCTGTCCTGCTGTCTGGGTGTGCAATTATCTCATCTGATATTGCCGCTAACCCAAAACATGCCGAGGCACAAGTTCCATCAACGTAAGTAATTATCCTACCCCCTACGTCATTAACTCTCTTTCTGATCCTATTAGCTGTGTCCATCATGGCATAAGCCTGACCACCACCGCTATCAGCATCGAACACAAAAGTTTTAATTCCTGCCCTAGCCGCCTTATCAACATCAGATATAAGACCTTGATAGCTTGTCATGCCACATAGGGCGCTCATAAACGTACTCTCGTATGTTAAGGCCCCGCTGATTGGTATGATCGCCATAGTGTCTGTCATGGTCATCTGTTTCTGAGCTGAAGGATCATTCTTAATCCCTGCGCTAGGTTCTGTTCTACTTTCAAGATAAGAGACAATTTCTCTTAAGCTATCCTCGGTTATTAGGGCAGGGATATTATTAATCTCTGAACCAATAAGCCTGTTTAATCTATGAGCCATTATTTTCCTTAAGAGTTTTCTTTATTAGACGTTGAGCTATCTTTGCCATTAGCTTTATCACTAGTTCCCTCACCAGCGTTTTTCATACCATCTCCTGCGCGTGATTCTTTTTCTGGGAATAGGGCATCAAACTCTTCCTTAGACATTTTATTAACCCTCTCTGAGTTTTTAAACCCTGATCTCTCTAAGATCTCAGTCACTGTCTCTTGGTCCCTAGGTAAGAACCCTACACTAGCTATTCTTTGTACCAACTTACTAAGTTCATCTAGATCTTCTTCATCTAGGTCTTTATAGACTATCTCAGCCCGTTCTTCATCTTCCCAACCGTTACTCTCATACGTATGAGCCACTAAATCTTTATTAAGGACTCCTGCTATCTCTTTTAGCCTAGCTTCGATATGAGTAGCGACAATGCTTGTCTTGGCTCCCGCTAAGGAGAAACTCCCGTGAGAATCTTGGCCTAACTTTAGTATATCTGCAAATAGGGCTGTGAGAATTTTATCGTCCCAACGCTTTACAATAGCGTTAGTGTCATACATCTTGCCACCTTTGGTTCCCATTAACTCAAACTCAATGATTTTCTTACCACTATCGTTATACATTAATGGGTAGACTAGACCTGACTGTTCATTCTGAGCTATATTGGTTACTACTCTCTGGTAGTACTCGTATATAGCCTTATCTTCTGGGGTAGCATCTGGGGACATATACTTAGGGTGTAAGCCGATTACTGGCATACCCGTTAGGTCTCTTGATAAGCCTATGCTCTCTTGCTCCTCTACGATAGACCTAAACTTGTATGGTAGGTAACAAGCGTTTAAAGGAGAGTTGCCAATTGGGTTATCCCTTTTAGGGTTATACCTGAACAGTAGAAATTTCTTTCTAGGAATAAGTATTCCCTCAGCGGCTTTATCCTTTAACCAAAAGAAGCTAAATCTGTCTGTTGTTCCATTAATCTTGCTTAAATCCTGATAACAGCCTGTGAGGTTTCTACCGGACTTATCCCACTTCCATTTAGAGATAGTATCCTGTGAGCGGATAGGTAGCTTTCTCCAACCAACTAGTCCATCGTTGTACTTAGAGCCTTTAGATTTTCTCCTACGTCTAAACACTTTTTCTTGTACTGCGAAACCGTATCCTACATAAGAATTGACTTCTTTAATAAAGTCATGCCAAGTATGTTCCATATCGTGCATACACTGCTCAAGGAACCTAGCTTTCTTTAGTTGGTCCTCAGTGGGATCTACAGGGGCTTTCACGCTCCACTGTATCTTACTTATCATGATCTCCATTAGAGATATGCCAGCGTATATCATTGGGTCATTAAGCATTTCTTTATATGTCAGTACAACCTGAGGAAATCTTAACTCTTTACGTAATTGCTCAGTTACTTCTTTATCTACTACATTTAATCCGACTGTCCCAACTTCATTCATTGAAAGTTTAGGAATGTCGGCATCACCTTTTTGTAAGTTTAGTTTTTCATCTGCCAAAATTATTCCTTAAATTTTAAATGGGTTAGTTCGTGACATATCTACTACCACAATATTTGGTATCTGTTCTTGTTCATTTAAGTAATTAAATGTTGTCGCTAAGCAATCGGGCCAATCATCCTTACGATGGGCTGAAGACCTCTCGCCATTAAAAGCTTCATTCTCTTTAAGAAATAAATCTAGGGTGGCTTTATCTGGGAAAGATGATTCTACTATGTCTATCAGCCCTGCCCCTAATGCACTGCTAAAGGGAGAATACTTTGTAACTTTAGATTTATTTGTTGGCATAGGATCTGGCCTAACAGTGATACCTTTAGCTATTATTTGCCTAGCGTGGCTCTGATACTCGGAATTGTGGGTTACAATATATTCATTTGTCATATATAAGTGATTAGGATTATTAACCATAATACATACTCCATCAGCCTTCCTGCTAGGCACTATGCTAATCACTCTTCTAAACATTCTCCCAACACTAGGAATAAACCTATTAACTTTTCTAGGTAATTTAAAAGGGTTTATCTCATTGGGTAGTCTTATATAATGGCGGTATGCTAGAGACTCATTAGTTCCCTCTTTAGGTTCTCTAAGAGATACTTTACACCAACCCCCTAAGCTCTGAATAAGTCTAGTCAAAGTATTAGAGAGTTCCTTGGAGACTGTCACATACTCATACTTTCCTTTTTCACATACGTACCCATCTGTATCCATAAGCCCTTTAAGCAACTCTACTCTAACTGCTAAGCTAGATATTAAGTAGTTGTGAGGAATTGATTTTGTGGCGCTGTTTTTACCTATAAGATCATACTTTTCTAAGCCGGAGTAAAGATCCTTGTATTTCTGATTCCTTATAAAAAACCAGCCATAATCCCCATCAGGAGAAACCTCAAACCCATTATCAGTGAAATACTGGGGGATTTCCTGATCCATAGTAGAAAATCTCAGCCCATTGTTATGAGAACAAGTAATACAGCCATCCCCGATTAAGACTCCTAGTATATAGGGGTCTACTAAAAGTTTACTTGGTGGAAAGCTATGTTCTAAAGGCTTACTTACTGGTATCAATGGATTAAAACCATTTCTCATCCACTCAGACATACCCTCAGTTGAAATCACCTCGGCATATGGGGACCAAAGACTAAAAGGATTATCTCCATGTAACTCTTTACGTTTTAGTCCTGCTGTTGTCCTCTTATCACCTCTCCAACATGTCCATAGATGCTCTTTACCTACCTCACAAGAGCTTCCATCATTAAAAGTGACCCTATAAAACTCCCAATCCTTATGAGGAAAGATATCAATAACTTTCTGCCTAACCCCATCAGGGTTCAGTATAAAACTGCCTTTTTTGAGATTCCCTATATCTGTATAGCCAAGTGATGTGACTACTTTAGCGTCTAAAGGTTGTACTTTACCAGCTTGTCCAACATCGACAGGGAGAATAACTTTACATTCCTTACCATCATAAAGGGCTTGATCAATAATTATCTTATCCCTTTGACTGGGGGGCTTTCTAAATCTTCCTTTATAAACCCCATCATCCTCTTGATTCTCAGGGCAGTAGTCACCAACTATGCAAAATCTACCTTCTTGAGTTCTTATCATCTTTATAGAAGATGTGAAGTCTGGATACCTCTCTTTATCAGAAGGCTCAGTAGAAGCCTTATCCCAACCCCTTGCAGAAACACCACTTGGAGCTTCTCTTAATCTGACTAGGAGATTCCTATTAAAATAGTTACTGCCTTGTTCTCTTGCAAACCAATTACCGTACAACAATCTAGCTCTCTCTACATCCGGCAAACTGTTAAGCTCAGCTAGGTAGTTAGGGTTAGACCTCATAAGAATTTCATTGTCAAACAGAGT